ACCGGATAGATCAGCGCGGGAAGCTGGATGCGCTCGGAGCCGGGGCCGAGAAACTGCGAGGCCGGCTCGCGGCCGACCAAGTCCTGGTCGGCATGGCGCAGCGGCAGGCGGCGGTCGATGCGCTGAAGGATGAGCGCGTCGATCGAGAAGCGAAACGGCCCGAGCGCCATCATGACGAGGCTCATGCCGGCGCTCCGTCGAACATGCCGGCCTGCCGGTAGCGATCGAGCGCGGTGACGATCTGGCGCGCCGCGCGCTCGGGATCGGCACCGTCGATGTGAAAGACGTTGTGATTGGTCACGCTCGCGTGCCGCATCCGCGGCGCAGGCGTGAGCCCGCCCGGCGCCGATTGTGGCGTCGCGGCCGGCGGGCCGTCCGTGAGGCCGCCGCCGAAACGCGGCGAGACGCTGAACGAAAACAGCGATTTTATCCGGTCGGCAACGCCGGTCGCCCAGGATATCACGCGCTCGGCCCCACTCTGCAGACCCTCAAGCAGCGAGGCCATCACCTTGGCGCCGGCCTCGCCGAGTTTAAGCGACTGAAACGCCGCCGCGATGCGCTGGCCGAGCTCGGCCAGCCATGCGCCGATCTTGGAGAAGGCCGCCATCAGCTCGGCGCGGAACGTCCACGCCAGCGAGGCGGCGAGCAGCGCCCAGCCGACCGGGCCGGTGAGTATGCCGAACGCGGCCATAAGGCCGCGTGACAGCAAAGCGCCGAGCGCGCCCAGGTGAGGCAGAAGGCCGGCGGCGATGCCCTGTATGACACCAACAAAGGTGCCGAGCAGACCGGAGACCAAGCCGGTCACGAATCCAGCTTTGGCCACGACCCATCCCGCCAAAGCGCGCAACAGGAGACCACCGCCTGCGCCAAACCCTGCGAGCTTCAGCATGGCGATAGCCCCGGCGATGCCGACCAGGGCGGTGCCGAGTGCCGTGAACCCGGCGACGGCCAGCACAAGCGCGCCCGCGCCGTAGGCGAGAACGCGAGACAGCGCCGGATATTCCTTCATAAAACCTTGAAGTGCGACCGAAAGAGTCGTTACGGCGCCCGCGGCTGTTCGGGCGGCAGGTGCCAGAAATTCCCCCCACGTGCGGGACAGGCTCTCCGACGACGCGTTGAGCTGGTCGAACCCGGCCTTCGTCGTCTTGCTCATCGCCTCGAAGTCCGCGGCAATGACGCCGGTGGCCCCGGAGACCTCCGCGCGGATGCGCTTGAATTCGTCGAAATTACGCACGAGCGGGCCTAGCGCCTGCTGCACCTGCAGGTCGGAGAAGAGGTCTCCGATCGTAAGACCCTTGTTCTTCTTGAGTGCTTCCTGTGTTGCGACGATGACCGTTTCGAGCGGGCTGCGACCCGCTTCCATGCCTTTCTCAATCGACGCCTTTATGTCGATGCCGACCTTATTGAACTTTCTGACGGTCTCCGGTGATTGGAGCTTCTGCAGCAGATTACTCAGATTGTTCGCGGCCTGGGAGGGCCCACCCGCCGCATCACGCGTGATCTGCAGTGCCGCGGCGAGTTCGAGCGCTGCAGATCGCCCTCTCATGCCCAAATTCGCGGCCATCGACGCGACGACCGGCATGTACTGCGCCATGTCCTTCAACTCGAACCGGCCGAGCTTGCCCGCCTTCGCGAGTCCGTCGAACGTTTTTTCGATTTCGTCGACGGGAATCTTCAAGTTCTTGACGAGCGCGATGGCGGTGCCCGAAATGTCCTTTAACGCTGCGCGTTGCCCAACCGCGACCCGTCCCAGCGGAGCCAACAGCGCCTCAGCGGTCACATCGTCCAAGCCAGCGGCGACAAAGGGCGCCAGAAGACCTTCTGCGATGTCTCCTGGCTTTCGGCCCAGAATAGGTGCTAGCGCCAGCAATTGTGCTCGGAGCTGCGCAAGGCGCTCCACGGATAATCCGCCGGTTTGCGCAATGCCCTGCAACTCATCATCAAAATCGGCGGCGCCCCGGACGGCACTCCCCACGACCCGGCCGATCGCATGTGCGGTGCGTATGAGACCGCCGGCCGCAAGCGTTGCCGCCGCGAGCCTTGTGACCGTGCGATCGATGCTCCCGCTGACTTTGCCGAGACCTTCCGCAGCTCGTGCGATGCCCTTAACCGAACCAATGACGCGCGGCGCGATGCCGGAGACCTGGTCGACCAGGCGAACCACCAGCGAGACGATATTGCTCATGTCGATCCTCGCGCGCTCAACCGTCCTTCAGGCGCCGCTGCGCGGCTTCGGCGAAGAACAGAAAGCGGTCATAATCGAGCCCGTCGATTTCGGACGGCGGCCAGTGATAGACGAGCGCGATCGCTTCGCTCATCGCCTCGTAGTCTTCGCAGCGGACAAAGGGACTTCCGGCATCATCTCCTCCAGCCTGCCGACCAGCACCATGTAGTCTTCACCGTCGAGCGCGTCGATCACCGCTTCGTCCACATCGCAGCAGCGCGCGAGGAAAGGACCGGCTTTGTCGATCAGGCCGGTCGGATATTCCTTGAGCACCGGCTCGCCGTCCACGATGACGATCTTGTCTTGCATTGCCACGATGAGCTCGATCAGGCCGAGCCGGTCGAGCAGCCGGATGTCGCCGCCGCGCGCGCGGCGATAGGTGAGCGCTTCGTAGGTCTTGCCGTTGAGCGCTACCGGAACTTTAAGGGTGTGCACGCCCATCAGAAGCCGATCCCGAGCGCTTCGCGCGCTTCACGCATCTGGTCGACGCCGTCGACGATGAAAATGTAGTTCTGCGGGTCGATCTTGTGAACGAGGCGCTCGTCGATCGTGTGCTGGTAGAACGTGATCGAGTTGAGCGTGTAGTCCATGCCGCTCTTGTCGCCGGACTTCCAGTCGTTCGGCTCGCCGGAAATCCGGTGCTCCATGACGATGATTTCCGACTGCGAGGTGCCGTCGATCTCGTGCACGCTCTGGCCGCGCATCGTCGAGCGGATGCGCTTGCCGGGAGCCAGTCCCATCTTGACCATGATGTCGGGGTTGCGCGTGAACAACTTGACCTTGGCTTCGAGTTTTTCGAAGCCGAGCGCGACATCGAGCCCCATGCCGCCGACGCGCAGCTCCTCGACCTTGTCCTTGATCGCGGGCGGGGTGAGCTGGTCGATTTCGAGGTGGAGCGAAGAGGCATCCACCCACCACGTGAAGTTCCTTAAGATGCGCATTCAATCCTCCTTCGCGGCGGGTCAGGCCGCCGCCAGCCGCGCGATCTCGCGCGCGGCCTGTTCGGTCAGTTCGCGGTAATAGCCGGTGTTGCGGTTGAACTCGAAAATCAGGTGTTCCAGCGGCGCCGGACCTTCGGCGTCGTAGCTGACGAACAGCTTGCCCTGGGCGAGCTGGTCGGGCGTGTTGAGCTCGGGGTCCAGCCAGCACACGCCGCCGAGGATCGCGCCGCGGCGCTGCAGGCTGCGCAGATAGGCATTCACGGTCTCGGCGATGTCGAGGAGGAGTTGGCGCGAGAACGGCCGGTCGACGAACGTCATGGACGCAAGCTCGATCGACTCGATGATCATGTCGTGGGTGCGCCGCACCGACCAGAAATACTTCAGGCTGTCGCCGGAGGTGACGCGGTTGCCCCACAGCTTGAAGCCGCCATGCTCGAAATCGCGGATGACGGTGGTGATGTGGTGCTCATTGAGATAGTTTGCCTCGGTCTCGCGGTCGTTGAGCGCCCAGTCGATCGGGCGCGCAATGCCGATGACGCCGTTGAGCACCTGATTGGACGGCGACCACCAGAAGCCCTTGGTGTTGTCGAGCTTGACCTGGATGCCGACCGCGCGCGGGCTCGCCGGCTGCATGACGACGGCCGAGCCCTTGTAGACTTTCACATGCGGGTCGATGACCATGATGCGGTCGGAGCCCCAGTCCTGCCGGTACTGAAGCGCGGCCTCTTTCGTGGTGTTGGGACCGTCGCACGCGATCATCGCGCGCATGCGCTCGGCGAGGCCGAGCAGCTCGGCGACGACGGGATTGGCGACCTGACCGATGGTCACGGTGAGTTCGGCATTCTCGCCCGGCCCGGTCACGGTGGCGACCGTTTCCACGCCACCGCCGAGGCCGGGATTCTCGACGATGACCTCGGTGATCGCGCCGTCGACGATCACGGGGCGGGCGGTGGCGCCGACGATGCCGCCACCGGAAATCGTGATCTTGGTCTCGCCGGTCACGTGGTCTTCACCACCCTCTTCGACGGCGATTGAAACGACGCCGTCCGTCGGCCGCTGCGAGGTGTAGCCGGGCGCGAGCAGGAGGCGCGGCTTGACGCCGAACTCGACCGCCGCGCGGCTGAAAGCGTGAATGCCCGAACGCGTGAGACGGTCGCCGATGATGTTGCCGAGCGTGGCCGGGACATCGGCCCCTTCGGTCACGCGCACCACGACGACGGTCGCCGACGCCTGATCAAAGATCGCGTCGAGCGAGTCCTTCAGCGTGCCGGCGCTGCCCAGCCCCTGCGGCACGTTGCGCTGGCCGGTGATCAGGATCGGCGTGTTGAGCGGCCAGTTGATGGCGTCGGCGTTCGGCGCGGTGCCGACGAGCCCGACGACCGACGATTTGACGGTCTGTACCGGCCGGCCGCCGGAATCGTTTTCAATGGTTTCGATGCCGTGCAAAAATTGATCT